AGGAATGAGTACATGTACCAGCATACCAAAGGTCATGGAGAATTTACCCCGGGGGTAGTAATATCTGTTAGATGTATGCCGGGACAAGCAGCATTGTTCCAGGTATTGTTAGAGAATGGTGTACTTAGAGATAAACTACCAAGCCATGCTCTACTAACTAAGCCTGAGTTACCAGATCCAGATCTACCATTTCACTTTCTACAGATATGGAATTGTTTCTCTTATAACTTTACTTTGTTACATCTATCATATTTGTACGATGCACCAGTAGAAGTGTATATGAAAGATCACAAGTTCTACCCAGGTAGTTACTATGCAACAATAAACTGGGGGTCAAATGACTTTAATACAGATTTATCTTTAGCTGAAGATGCATTAGAGCATAAGAGTCATCACATTATTTTACTTGACAACGGGCAAATAGCTCTTCAACCAAACAATAGAATCAAGTGGTCTGAACCAAGCTTTGTAACTAAACCATTTCCCGAAAGACCAGATTACTTGGTTAATAAAGATTACTATAACTGTGAAGGATTTGACAAATGGCACACAGAAGATTCAGAAAGAATGTTCTATGATAATGAGTAATTTATTATATTTGCATTGTGTTTCATAAAACAAGGTTTAAGATTTGCTAAAGCCCTAGAATTTTTTTCTAGGGTTTTTAGTTTAAACAAAAAAAGTTTTTATATTTGTTCCATATCAAATGTATGTTGTTTAAAGAAAGATGACATTAGCGGAAAAAAAGTTGTGGTTGCTTGTTACAAAGAAAACAGGATCTAACTTAGAAGCCCGCATGATATATGATGAACTAATTAAACAATTAAACATGGCCGAGAAATCAATAATGTTATCTATAGTAGAAACCGAAGAGGGAATGGAAGTACACATAAATGAAAAAGCTTATGGTAATTTTGGCTTAGTAGGTTTGATAGAACAAATTAAATTGTCTTTACTATCTGACTCTGAAATCAGATCAGAAAAAAGAGAAAAAATTTCTGAGTCAAATTCTCAGAGATACGATGCATAATAAATAAAACCAACAATATGAGTAAACCATTTAAACAATTAAGAGGAAGAACTATTTTACTAGATGTTCCTAAAAGGAAAGAATCTGCAATTCAATTAAGTGCAAAAGATGAAGATATCATTATGCAAGAAGCTATGAAAATGTGGAGCAAACTTACAGTATATGCAGTAGGTGATAGAGTAGAGGAAGTTAAAGAAGGTGATAAAGTATATGTCCGTACATCAGCTCTTAACATGGAAACTGTAGAAAGAATTGATATTGACGGAGAAGTTAAGCTTGTTCTTAATGAGGGAGATGTAGTTATTATTTGGTAATTATGGCAGATAAAAACTTTAACCCATATACTCCCTACAATGAAATGGTTAAGGATGTGTATAAAAGAGATTTTAGCAATCCCTGCCCTACAGTATCAGAAATAGACTGGAGTAAAAGAGTTGTAAATCTTGATAAAGAACCTAGACCTGACTACTATGGAGGTAAAGACAATACTTATGAAGTATTCAATGTATTGGAAGCCTGGAGTTTAGATCAAGACTTTTATCTAGGAAATGTTATAAAGTACTTAGCACGAGCTGGTAAAAAAACTTCTAACAAAAAAGAAGACTTACAAAAAGCTTTAGTATATTTACAAAGAAGAATTGATAAATTATGAAACTAATGATATTTATACTAGGTTTATTTATAATTATACTTATGTTCTTTTTAGCAAGAACATTAAATAAACCCATATATAATAAAATGCATAATGTTTGGCATGATGATCCTTATGGAAGAACTATTGCCGATACTTGTATTATAATAGCAATAGTGATTGCATTTATAATGGGTCTACTACTATAGCCTGTATCTCTCCACTCCAAGGGTTAATACACACAGGCAGATCCCCGGTTGCACAACTGGGGATTTTTTTGTATATTATATTATGGCAGAAATTATAGAACAAGGAGAAGTTGATGTTACTGGGACAGTATTATATACTGGATCACTTAGCTCCGTATCATCTACTAAAATTTTACAATTAAAGTTTTATAATCCATTAGCTTATGTGCTTACTCTTGAAAGATATGATGCTGCAACAGCAAGTTCAAAGATATTATATTCACTTACATTAGATGCCGGTGACTCTGTTACTGACTCAGCAACATATGCCCTTAAAGAAGGAGATAGACTTATAGCTTATTCAGATATACCAGGCACATCATACTACACATACGGATTTGATTATGCAGATAGTTGATAAAGACGGTAATATATTTGGTAATGGATTAGAAGTTACAGGTCCAGATGGTAAACCAAAAACCACAGGTGGTGGGGGTGGATCTCCTACAGGACCTGCAGGCGGGGACCTTTATGGCACTTATCCCAATCCAGGAGTAGATTGGAACTTAGGTATTTCTACCTATAACATGTACTTCTATCCACTTACAAATCCTAATGGATATATCTCAGGTATAACAAGTTTAGATATTACAACAGCACTTGGGTATACCCCATATGATTCTAGTAACCCAGCAGGTTACTTAAATGCTATATCAGGATCAATGGTCACTAGTGCTTTAGGTTATCTACCTTATGATAGCAGTAATCCAGCTGGATATATTGATTCTTCAGCATTAACACCCTATCTAACTTCTGCAGCAGCAGCTAGTACCTATCAACCAACACTTAGTTTGACTACTACAGGTACATCAGGTGCAGCTACACTTACAGGTTCTACTTTGAATATTCCTAATTATGCCTCTGGAGGAGCAGCAGTTATTGATATTCAAACATTTTTATCAAGTGGTGTTTGGACTAAACCAGTTGGAGCAAAACAAGTAGAAATATTTTTATTTGGTGCAGGAGGTGGTGGTGGTGCTGGTAGAAGAGGAGCAGCTACAACAGGAAGATATGGAGGTGGTGGGGCAGCTACAGGATCTGTTATAATTACTAAAGTAGATGCCTCTATATTATCTGCTACAGAAAACATTTGGATAGGAACTGGTGGTAATGGTGCAAATGGTGTTACTGTAGATAATACAAATGGAACTAACGGTAGTCCTGGTGGGGCATCATATGTTGGAGGAATAGGAACAGCAGCTACAGCAAGATTAATAGCTCCTGGAGGAGGTGGTGGTTTTGGTGGAACTGGTAATGCATCTGGTACTGGAACATCAGCAGCCCAATTGATTTATGGAGTATATGGTTTTAATACATATGGTACTGGGACTACAACTGCAAATGCTTTTACTACAACAAGTGTTATTAATGTTAGACCAATTACCGGTGGAGTATATGGTGGTGGAATAGATACAGCAAATGTAAGATACTCAGGTTCTTCCATTCAAAATAGAAAAATGGATTTAGCTACATTGTTCTATACTACATCAGGTGGAGTAGCAGCAGGAGCTGCTGGTTCAAATGGTACTTTTTCATTAACAGATGCAAATTTTCCTATATTATCTTCTGGTGGAGCAGGTGGTGCTTCAGGTGATACAGCAGGAACAGTAGCTGGTGGGAGAGGTGGTAATGGTGGACTATGTGCAGGAGCAGGTGGAGGAGGAGCTTCTACTAATGGTGCAGTATCAGGAGCAGGTGGTACCGGAGGTGGTGGTTATTGTATAATTGTAACATATTTCTAATGATAAGAGTAGCAATAATTGTAGACAATAAGGTAGAAAATATTATAAGTATAGAAGAAGAAAATCTACATATGCTTGCAGAAGTTACTTATATTATTTCTGATGTTTTAGAAATTGAAGATATTATAGATTAAATAATTTGTTATCTGAATTATTTTTTGTATATTATACTGTATATTAATTTATAAATTATATTTATTATGGCAACTTATCCAGAATACGAAAATGTAGATAATGCACAATCTACAATGCCTGAGTACTCTTCTAAACTTACTCAGATGTATCAGTATCAAAACAGATCAGTACATAAATTCTTACGTGACTTTGGTGCTATGACAGCAACTAAAGTTTATGCAAACAATGCAGCAGCAGTAGCCGCAGGTTTATTACCTGGAGAATTTTATGTTACTCTATCTGGTACAGATTTGATTGTAAAGATCGTTAAATAAAACTTAAGACATGTCAAATAGTATAGGAGACTTAAGGAACAGTGGCCTACAGGGAAACAACTGGCCTTGGCAATATAAAGTACTTAAAGGATTAGACTGTATTTGTGATGGAATAGGACAGTTAACTCCACAAGTACGTAATGCTAATATACTAAGTGAGACTGCAGCTGGTTCCATACCAGATTGTTATGGGTTTTCTATAGCAAATGTTGGATCATCTACAGGATTGGTTGCAGGTCAACCACTTCCTGCTGGAGCAACAGTTAACTTTGATCCGGCAGGTATTAATAATTTAATTGCGGGTGTAAGTTATGATGCAACTGGCACTACTTTTTTAATTACTTGGTTGTCATAAACTATGGGTACTATAGTTTCCATAGCAGGAGGAGGAAATGTTCTTGCTCAAAATCCAATGCTTACAGATGCATTTGGTAGAGTTAGAACAGCACAACCATTAACATTATTTGATTCTTCTCATAGATATAATGATAATGGTTTATGGAATACTTATACTGCAAATGGAGGAACTGCGGTATTTAGTGCAAATGAAGGATTAGTAAATCTAAATGTAACTGGTACAGCTGGATCTGAAGTAATAAGAGAAACAGCAAAGGTGTTTTCTTATCAACCAGGTAAGTCTTTGTTGGTCATGAATACATTTGTAATGGCTCCAGCTCAAACTAACCTAAGACAAAGAGTAGGTTATTTTGGAACAGAAAACGGTATATATATTGAATTAAGAGACAATACTTTAAGTTTTGTAGAAAGAAGTTTGGTTACAGGTGTTGTAACTGAAACTGTTGTAGATCAAGCTTCTTGGAATGCTGACACAATGGATGGCAATGGACCATCTGGAGTAACTTTAGATATTACTAAAGCTCAGATTCTATTTATGGATATTGAGTGGCTAGGTGAAGGCACAGTAAGAATAGGGTTTATAATAGATGGAAACTTTATAGTTTGTCATAGATTTAATCATGCCAACTTAATTGTTTCTACTTACATTACTACAGCTTCATTACCATTAAGATATGAGATACTTAATGGATCAACAGCAACAGCAACGACATTAAAACAAGTTTGTTCTACTGTAATTTCAGAAGGAGGTTATGAATTAAGAGGTGCCCAACAAGCTGTTGGTACTCCTATTACTACACCTACAAGTTTGGCAGTAGCTGGAACTTACTATCCAGTAGTAAGTATAAAACTAAAAACAACACGTTTAGATGGAGTTGTTATTTTAACAGCACTATCTATTATGGGAGTTGCAACTGGTATATATAATTGGCAATTAATTGCTGGTGGAACAACTACTGGTGGAGCATGGGTTCCCGCATCTGCAGCTTCATCTGTTGAATATAATATTACAGGTACCAGTTTTGCTGGAGGAAGAATATTAGCTTCTGGGTTTTTAACATCTTCTGCTCAAGCATCTGTTAGTTTAGATATTTTAAAAGAAGCATTATTTAGTTTTCAGCTTGAAAGAAACTCTTTTACAAGTACTCCTTATGAACTTACTTTAGTTGTTTCAGCAAGTACAAATACTGAACTCATTTATGCATCAATGGACTGGGAGGAAATAAGTAGATAATAATTAAATTATAATATAGTATGAGTACATTAATTCAGTTATCAACAAAACAAAATCCAATTGTTTTAACAACAGATGGAACTCCTGTTGCTGGTACAATTGTAGAAACGGATTGTGCTATAATAGCGGTAAATCAATTTGAACTAAATCCTGGAGATATGTTTACTACTTTAGCTAAACATTATGTTTTACAGGGTACAACTGGAATAAGTACCTATAGATTATACTATAATAATGTACCAACATTTGTAGGTGGTAGCTTAATAGCAACATCTGGTACTTTAACTCCCTTAAATAATTCATGTTCTTTTTCTAGATTTTTTACAATTAGTGGAAGTAATATTATTGGAGCTGATTCTATTAGTCAAAGTGAAACTGATTATACTCAAACACCTGATACAAGTACTTTTATTGACTTGGGTAATACTATGTATTTTATTTTTACAATTGAAAATTCAGATTTAAATACTATTTCAGATGTTCCAAAACTTGTTCTTGAAATATATAAATAAAATGAGTTAGTTAATTTTTAAAATGAAAACAGCATTAACAAAATTGGTAATTTCAGCAGGATACAGAGATATGGATCATTTTGTAACAAGTGCATTTCATCCACATTTGGCTGGAACTTGCACAGGAGTAAGTGCATTATTTGCAGGGATTGCTTATTATTTTAATGCTGTGTTTGGTATAGTTCTTCCTATAGGTATAGGTATTATACTTCTTTTTGGACTTGAGTTCTATACAGGACTTAAAGCTTCTAAATCAGAAGGTAAAAAATTTGACTCAGAGTTATTTGGAAAAGGTTGGTTTAAGTTATTTGTATACATGCTAATGATAGGAATATCAAATGCAATGGCAACTCATATAGAAATAAAACCTATATTTGGAATAACATTTAATATTTATGAGTGGTTACACTACGCATTTTATAACTATGTAATTATTAATTTAATCTGGTCAAACCTAGAAAATTTTAAAAGATTAGGATGGACAGAGTATTCTCCAATACTTAAACGTCTATCAAAATATATAAAAGATGAACCAATAAAACCAACAGATCATGAAGGAGAAAACAATTAAAGAAAGATGGAATGGCAAAACACCTAAGTTCTGGAAAAGAGTACAACGGTGGGCCATTATTACAGGAGCAGTTGCAGGAGCAATTATAGCTGCTCCAATTACTTTACCAGCAGCTGTTATTACAACAGCTACATATATAGCTGCTGTTAGTGCAACAATTGCAACAACCTCACAATTAACCATAGAAGATGGAAACACTGAAGAAGGGCAGTAAGGGAGAAGATGTAAAAACTCTTCAGAAGATGCTCGGTCTTGCAGTAGATGGAGTATTTGGTAGTATTACAGAAAAAGCTGTAAAAAATTATCAGTATGAATCAGGACTAATACCTGATGGTATAGTTGGTCCAAAAACTTGGGCATCATTACTTGCATCCACAGATATTTCAGAAAATACATCTGAGGTAGAAGAATTAATTATTGAGCAGTATCATCTTAAGAAGGGTGAATTCTTAGATGGACCTACTAAAAAAGAATTCCTTTTCTTACATCATACTGCTGGTGGTAATAATCCTTATGCTGTAGTAGATATGTGGAGTAGAGATAGTAGAGGTAAAATAGCTACAGAGTTTGTACTAGGTGGGCAATCAGTACTTAATGGTAATTTAACCTATGATGGCAAGTTAATTCAATGTATGCCTACTGGTGCATATGGTTGGCATTTAGGAGAAAATGGATCTCAGTATATGCATTCTCATTCTGTAGGAATTGAGGTATGTAACTTTGGACCTATTAAAAATGGAAAGACTTATACGGGGGCTACAGCAATACCAACTCAAATAGTTGAACTAGCACAAGCATTTAGAGGAAGCAAAACATGGCATAGATATTCTGATAAACAATTATCAGTTTTAAAATCATGGATTTTGTTTATTGCAGAAAGAGATAATATTGATGTTAGAAAAGGCCTTGTAGAAGAAATTAAAAAGAAAGGTGCTGCTGGATTTGAGTGGAATGAAAATGCTTTTTATGGTAAAGTAAAGGGAATGTGGACACATACAAATACTCGTAAAGATAAAAGTGACATGTTTCCACAACAAGAACTTATTGATATGTTATTATCTTTGTAAAAACTTAAATTAAATAAAATGGCAAAAAAGAAAAAAGTAGAAGACTTTGAAGTAGAAGTAAAAACTAAAAAAGTCACAGCAAAAGCAAAAAAAGAGGGTGATAAACTTGATGTAACTGTAGACACAGAAAAAGTAGATGTTGAAGTGCATACATCACCTGAAGAAAAACACTTCAAACTAGATGGTAAGAAATTAGATGTTGAAGTAAAACAAACTGCAGAAGGTACAGAAGTTATTGTAGAATCTGAAAGTAACTTTCTAAGAAAAGTAGGAAAGTATATTGGAACTGCAATTGATAGAAGATTTCGCAAAAGATTATTGTAATGAAATATAGAAACAATTGGAAGAATACATTTAGACATTGGCAATCACTAATGTTTAGATTTAGACTTTTAGGTATTGATTGGTTCTCTTTGGAAATTGATATACCCAGAAATTTCTATCTTTTAACTGTTTTTAATTATACAATAAAGAATAGATAATTATCTACTTCTCTAGATATATAGAAATCCAGGTATGTTGTATGCCTGGATTTTTTTATTTAAATCTTTTCTGTTTAAACTTTTCTTGTATATTTGTGTAAACTTTAATTAATATATCATGGAAAACCAACAAATGAATGAGGAATTAACTCCTGAACAATTAGAAGCAAGAAGAGATGAAATGAAGCAGTTTTATGAAAACTCTCTTCCCTATCTTGAAGCACAAGCTAAGTATGAAAAACTACTTACTGAAGTTGAAGAAGCAAGATATAAAAGAGCAACCATGCAACTTCAATATGCAACTATGATGGCTGCTACTCAACCACCATTAGAAGATGAAGAAGAAGACCTTCCAGTACCAGCACCACCAAAACCTGTAGCACAAGCACCAGCTGGAGGCAAGAAATTAAAAAGAGGCTAATGGCACTTGTTAATCAAGTTCAGAAAAGGGTTAGAATGCCCAAATGGGATATTGTAAAGTTTCAGATTTTAACTCATTGTTATATTAACCGTATAGCAATGAGTGAATCTGATCTTGACTGTCTTACTTTACTTAGTTTCAATCAACCAATTGAACTTAGTAATTTTTGTCTTGATGCATCTTCTGAAGAAGATTGGATTTTTAAATCACCTCAAACTGTTAGAAATAGTGTAAATAAAGCTGAGAAAAATGGACTTGTGATTAAGGATGCAAGTAACAAAAAAGTAATTATGCTTAATCCAAATATTAAAGTTCAAACAGAAGGAACTATACTATTAGACTATAAATTTTTAGGAAATGATACCGAAGAAAGCAAGTAGTCTATATAAAGAAATAACAAAAGAGTTTGAAGTCTCTGAAGATTTAGTTGAAACTTTAGTAGAGAATTATTATAAAACATTAAGAAAAAAACTAAGTAGTTTAAGTGACTTAAGAATAAATGTAGATGGCTTAGGTCACTTTGTTATTAAAATTCAAAAAGTAAAGAAAGCAATACCTCATTATGAAAAAGTTTTAAAAAATCATGACACATCAACTTTTGGTGCTTATCATAATAAAAAGAATGTTGAGGAAAAATTAGAACTTTTAACAGAAATTAATAAAAAGGCAGAACAAGAATTATTAAAACGAAAAACTTTTAAAGATGAAAAATACTCTAAAATTAATTTGGCAAAACCGGAAACAGATCCTGGAAGGGATAACCAATAGTATAATTAGAGATGAGACCGTAGAAGAAATAGCTAGACTAAGATATTCTATTTGTGATGAATGTGAACATATAGATTTAAAAGGTAAAGACTGTGCTATGAAAGGTACTCAACCTTGTTGTGCAGAATGTGGATGTTCACTAAATTTTAAAACTAGATCTCTTGCTTCTGAATGCCCACTTGGTAAATGGGATGCAATTGCTACGGTAGAAGAAGAAGATAAATTAGAAGAATTATGATTGTATTTAATGCAGATGATCATAGTTACAGAAGTCTTGATGACAGTAACATTGATTGGATAAGTGTTACCACACTTGTTTCTCATTTTAAAAAACCTTTTGATGCTAAGAAAATAGCAGAAAAAGTAAGTAAAAAGAAGAATTCTAAATGGTATGGTATTGAGCCAAAATTGATTCAACAGATTTGGAATAATGAATCTGAAAGATCACTAACACTTGGAACATGGTATCATAATCAAAGGGAAGCTGACTTATGTTCATTTGCATCTATGGAAAGAGAAGGTGTTACAGTACCTGTATTTAAACCATCAGAAGTTCAAAATGGTATTAAAGTTGCTCCTTCACAAAAATTAGAACCAGGCGTGTATCCAGAACATATGGTCTATTTAAGATCAGCAGGTATCTGTGGGCAATCAGATTTAGTTGAAATAGTCAATGGTAAAGTAAATATCATTGACTATAAGACTAATAAAAAGATTGATACTGAATCTTATGTTGACTGGGAAGGTAAGTCTGAAAAAATGAATCCTCCTTTAGATTCACTTGATGATTGTAATTTTTACCACTATGCATTACAGCTTAGTATATATATGTATATTATACTGAAGCACAATCCTAAATTAAAACCTGGAAGAATATTTATTCATCATATAGTTTTTGAAATAGAGAAAGAGGATGAGTGGGGATATCCTGTAACTAAAACAGATGAGAATGGTGAACCTATAGTAAAAGAAGTTAAGCCAATTTCAATACCTTACCTTGTGGATGAAGTGCTTGCAATTTTTCATTATCTTCATGATAACAAGAATAAAATTAAAAAGAAATGATACTAACTAAACTATTTGATGTTCAAAATGGTGTTGTAATTCCAACAGAACATTGCTATACATTGAGAGCATTAAAAGATGTTATGGATGAATATCCTGAAGACTATCTTAAAATATATATGTATTTGTTTTATATGTGCTGTCCTAATCCAGATTTAAATCCTTTTTTCTTTACACCAGATATGGAAAAAGAGAATATGATTATGGATCAGATTGGAGCAGAGTTTTCTACTGAAGATGAAACAGTATTTAGAGCATTACAGTTTTGTCAGAAGATGTATGAAACACCTACATCAAGAGCATACAAAGGTATTGCATCTATGCTAGATAGATTGGGTAGATATATGGAAACTACACCTATTACACACGGTCGTGATGGTAATATGAACTCTCTTATTGCAGCAGCTAAAAACTATGAAGCAATAAGACAATCTTTTAAAGGTGCATATAAAGATTTACAGGAAGAACAATCTAGTAGAGTAAGAGGTGGACAGGGACTAGCATATGATATGTAATGAGTGAAATTTATCAAGACATACCGACTTATGACAATGGAACATGGACAACAACAAGTTTTGAATCCAGAGAAGACTTCAGTAACTTCATTAGAGAGTTATTCAAAGAACCAGGAAAGTATAACTTTAATGAAACAACAAATTAAGTATTCATATCGGAATCAGTTAAATTCAAAAAAGATGGAGTATATTGTACAGCTCCATTTAAATCCCGAGACTTTATAAATTACTGGGATGATCAAAAAACAAAATGCCGTAAGGGCATTATAGTTAAAGATGGAAATAATATATGGTTTGTTGCAAGAGAGTATTACATGTGGTTAAACTTTCTTCCAATCTTTGACAAAGAAATTCAACAGTTTGGTTTTGCTAAAATTAGAGATGCTCAATATCATATGGCATTGTATGAACTATTAGCAGAACTAAATTATAAACATGCAGCTATTTTAAAGAAACGTCAGATTGCTTCTTCATATTATCATATGGGTAAGTTTATAAATCAACAATGGTTTGAAGCTGGGGTTACATTAAAGATGGGTGCATCACTAAAAGACTATATAAATGAAAAAGGATCTTGGAAATTTTTACAAGAGTATGCCGCTTTCTTAAATGAACATACTGCCTGGTATAGACCAATGTCACCAGATAAGGTTATGATGTGGCAACAAAAGATTGAAGTAAGAAAGGGAGATAGAAAAACTGAGGTTGGTCTTAAAGGAACTATACAAGGTATGTCATTTGAGAAAGATCCTACAAATGGTGTAGGGGGTCCGGTTAAGTACTTTTTTCATGAGGAGGCCGGGATTGCTCCTAAGATGGATCAGACATATGAGTATATGAGACCAGCAATGAGATCAGGTCTTATTACTACAGGAATGTTTATAGCTGCAGGATCTGTAGGGGATTTATCTCAATGTCTTCCACTTAAAGATATGATACTAAATCCTACTGCAAAAGATATATATGCGGTAGAAACAGATCTTATGGATGATAAAGGTACTGTTGGTCTTTCTGGTTTATTTATTCCAGAACAGTGGTCTATGCCACCGTATATTGATGAATATGGTAATTCACTTGTAGAAGAAGCAGTGGATGCTTTAGAAAAGCAATTTAAACAATGGAGAGATGAGCTTGCACCAGAAGAATATCAGTTAAGAATTTCTCAGCATCCAAAAAATATAAAAGAAGCTTTTGATCATAGAACAGTATCCGTATTTCCTCCACATCTTCTTGCCGCACAAGAAAGAAGAATAGAAGATAAAGAATATGGTTTTGAATTCCTAAATATTTCTACAGATGCTGATGGTATGCCTGAAGTTACCAAAAGTAATAAAAGACCTATAATGGAATTTCCAGTAAACAAAAAGACAGAAGATAAAACAGGATGTCTTGTTGTTTGGGAAAGACCTGTTAAGGATCCAAATTTTGGTGATTACTATGCATCTGTTGACCCTGTATCAGAAGGTAAAACAACTACTTCAGAGTCATTATGTTCTATATACGTGATGAAAGCACCTATTCAAGTAACTAGACACACAGGTTCAGAATCAGAAACTTACATAGAACAAGGCAAAATAGTGGCAGCTTGATGTGGTAGATATGATGATATTAATCAAACACACAAACAACTAGAACTTATTATTGAATGGTATAATGCTTGGACACTTGTTGAGAATAACATATCCTTGTTTATTCAATACATGATATCTAGACGTAAACAGAAATATCTTGTTCCAAAAAATCAAATCATGTTCTTAAAAGATCTTGGATCAAATAATAATGTATTCCAAGAATATGGATGGAAAAATACGGGTACTTTATTTAAATCACATCTTCTTAGTTATGCCATAGAATATACTAAAGAAGAATTAGATCAAGAATTAAAATCTGATGGTACTGTTGTAAGAACAACATATGGTATTGAACGTATACCAGATCCTATGTTAATCAAAGAGATGAGAGAATATGCAGATGGAGTTAACGTGGATAGACTAGTTTCTTTTGCAGCTCTTGTTGCTTTTATGAAAATTCAAGAGTCAAATAGAGGATATAGTAAAAGAACAATAATGGATGAGACTGCTAAAAACTTGCAAAAGTCAGAAAATTTGTTTAAATTAAATAAGAGTCCGTTTAGACATATGGGCAGTAAAATGAGCAACACTACTGGTAGATTTAAAAAATCTGCATTTAAAAATATTAAATAATAGGTTATGCAAGTATACAACGCATTACAACTTAAAAAAGGAGCTAAGACAGAACAAAATAGATTGGGTAGTATTACTCAGCCGTTGCAGTTTTTACCTAAAAAAGATAAAACAGAAGAGTGGGCTGCTTGGAACTTAGACTGGTTAGAATGGCAAGGATTAAAACAAATCCGTAGAAATGCCAGAAGGTTAATGAAAAACTACAAACTTGCAAAAGGTATTATTGATAGAACTGATTATATAATTGAAGAGGATAATGAATATAGAGATGTTGTAGAACTATTAACAAAAGAAGATGTATCTGCACTAGAATTAAAGTTCTATCCTATTATTCCAAATGTTGTTAATGTTTTAGTAGCAGAATTTGCTAAAAGATCAACAAGATTAACCTATAGAGCTGTTGATGATTTTTCATACAATGAAATGCTTGAACAAAAAAGAGCACAAGTAGAACAAACATTAATGGCTGATGCTGCTACAAAAATGTTAGCAGCTATGTTAGAACAAGGATTAGATCCTGGGTCAGAAGAAGCTCAACAACAACTTACACCAGATAATTTAAAGACACTACCTGAAATAGAGCAATTCTTTAAAAAGGATTATAGATCTATGGTAGAACAATGGGCTGAGCATCAACATAAAGTAGATGTTGAAAGATTTAGAATGGATGAACTTGAAGAAAGAGCATTCAGAGATATGCTTATTACAGATAGAGAGTTCTGGCATTTTTACATGATGGAGGATGATTACCAAGTAGAACTTTGGAATCCGGTTCTTACATTCTATCACAAGTCTCCAGATATTAGATATATATCACAAGGTAACTGGGTTGGTAAAACAGATATGTTTACTGTGTCAGATGTTATTGATAAGTTTGGTCATGTACTTACTGAAGAACAACATAGAGCACTTGAATCAGTATATCCAATTAGATCTGCTGCTTATAACATTGGTGGTTTACAAAATGATGGAAGTTTCTATGATGGAACTAAAACACATGACTGGAATGTCAATATGCCATCTTTAGCATACAGACAGTATACATCATTTATGGCAGGTAACATTCTTGATGGTTCAGATATTATTGCACAGATACTTGCCGAAGGTGAAGATTACTATGATCAGGGTACAGCATACTTGTTAAGAGTAACTACAGCTTATTGGAAGTCACAAAAGAAAATTGGTCACTTAACTAAAATAACAGAAGAAGGTGAAGTAACTAATGAGATTATATCTGAAGACTATAGAATCACAGATAAACCAATCTATGATACTAGACTCTTTAAAAACAAAACAAAAGATAATTTACTCTTTGGAGAACACATTGATTGGATTTGGATTAATGAAGTTTGGGGTGGAATTAAAATAGGACCAAATGTACCATCATTCTGGGGTATGAATAATCCAGGTGGATTCTCTCCTATATATATTGGAGTAAATAGAAATCATATTGGACCACTTAAGTTTCAGTTTAAAGGTGAAGCAAATCTGTACGGATGCAAACTTCCAGTAGAAGGTTCTGTGTTTTCTGATAGAAATACAAAGTCTACAGCTTTAATTGACTTAATGAAGCCATACCAGATTGGGTACAATATTGTAAATAACCAGATTGCAGATATCTTAGTAGATGAGCTTGGTACTGTAATTATGCTTGATCAAAACTCTTTACCAAGACATTCATTAGGAGAAGATTGGGGTAAAGGAAATCTAGCCAAGGCATATGTTGCAATGAAGAATTTCCAGATGTTACCATTAGATACATCTATTACAAATACAGAGAATGCATTAAACTTCTCTCATTTCCAAAAACTTGATCTAGAGCAAACAAATAGATTAATGTCAAGGATACAACTTGCAAACTACTTTAAACAACAAGCATATGAAGTAATAGGTGTTAATCCTCAACGTATGGGTCAACAGTTATCTCAAACAACTGCTACTGGAGTAGAACAGGCAATGCAAGCATCTTATGCTCAAACAGAGACTTACTTTATTCAACATTGTGATTACTTAATGCCAAGAGTACATGAAATGAGAACTGACTTAGCTCAGTATTATCATTCTACAAAACCTTCGGCAAGATTAACATATGTAACATCTGCAGATGAAAAAGTAAACTTTGAAATTAATGGAACAGATCTTTTACTTAGAGATCTTAATATTGCTATAAGTACTAATGCAAACCATAGAGCTATTCTAGAACAGTTAAAACAAATGGCTATTCAGAATAACACTACAGGAGCTTCTATATATGACTTAGGTAAAATTGTGCAGTCTGACTCTGTTGCATCTCTTAATAGTGTTCTTAAAGATTCTGAACAAAAACAACAACAGCAGAAACAACAAGAAATGCAGCAACAACAGCAAATGCAACAAGAACAACTTCAAAAACAACAAGAGATTGAACAAATGAAGATTGATTCAACTGCTGCTGAAAATGAGAAGAATAGACAAAGAGATATTTTAGTTGCAGAAATTAGAGCAGCTGGTTATGGTTCTATGGCAGATGTTGATCAAAATCAAATGTCTGATTACAGAGATGCTATGAAAGATATTAGAGAAACTGAACAATATCAAGAACAAACTGGACTTCAGAGAGAAAAAGAAGTAAATAGAATGACTATTGAAAATCAGAAAAGTCAGTTAGAACGTGAGAAAATACAAGCTCAAAAACAAATTGCTGATAGACAATTACAAATTGCACAAGAAAATAAAAACAAATTTGATGTAAAACCTCCTAAAGAAAATAAGTAGTTAGCCATATATTACAAAATTTTTTTTGCAGAGTTTTAAATTTTTGAAGTTTATTTTGTATATTGATATATAAACAAAAACCAACAACATGGAAACAACCAACACAAATCCTGAAGATCAGGTCCAGGATTCTACAACGGTAGGACAGGTAGATGTAAATATTGATGAAATCTTTGGAATGCCGGGAGCAGACAGTGTAATGCTTCCAGCAGAAGAGGAAAAACCTAAATCAATGTTTCATAAAGAAACAGTTGATACATCGTTCTTTGACAACCCTACTGCTTCACCAGAAGAAAGACAACAAGAGCAAGAAAAGAAAGTTGAAGTTCAAGAAACAATCAATGAACTAGATAATCTAATTGCACAAGAAGAAGAAGCCGGTAATAAAGGAAGACCAAAGGTTGATAAATCTGGTCTTGCTGAACTAGCAGTAAAAATGATTGAGGAGGGAACTCTTATTCCTTTTGATGATGATAAACCATTAGAAGAATATACTACAAAAGATTTCCGTGAACTCTTTGAAGCAAACTTTCAAGAAAGAGAAAATCAAGTAAGAAGAGATACTCCAAGAGAATTTTTTGAAGCATTGCCAGAAGAACTTCAAGTTGCTGCTAAATATGTGGCTGATGGAGGACAAGACTTAAAAGGTCTATTTAGAACTCTAGCTTATGTGGAGGAAATGAGACAACTTGATCCTGCTGATGAATATGACCAAGCAGAAATTGCAAGACAATATTTGCATGCCACACAATTTGGTACTCCAGAAGAAATTGAACAAGAGATTCAAGACTGGAGAGATTTAAACCGACTTGAACAAAAAGCTAATCAGTTTAAACCAAAGTTGGATGCAATGCAAGAAGAGATTGTTGCAAGACAACTAGCAGAGCAAGAATATAGAAAAAATATGCAAGCAGAACAAGCTAAAGCATATCAAGAGAATGTATATACTACACTTGCTGGAGGAACAATTGGTGGATTAAAACTAGATAAAAAAGTACAAGGTTTATTATTCTCAGGATTAGTTCAGCCAAATTATCCTTCTATTTCTGGTAAACCTACAAACTTATTAGGCCACCTTTTAGAGAAGTATCAGTTTGTAGAACCAAGACATGACCTTATTGCTGAAGCACTTTGGTTACTTGCAGATCCAAATGGATATAAGAATAGAGTAAGAGAACAGGGATCAAGACAAGCAGTAGAAAAAACTGTAAGACAATTGAAGACAGAAGAGTCTAGAAAGATTGCTTCTTCAACAAATACATTATATGATGATGAACCAAGAAGAACACCTTCTAAATCTGAACCTAGAAAATTGTCAAAAAACAGTATGTTTAGAAGATTTTAAATTAAGTAACAAATAAAACAAATATAAAAATGGCAACTCCAGTTTTAAACAATGGTATCTTTCTACGGGATACAGCCTACCAGGCAAGCTCACACGTAGACTCCTACCACTTGGTTAACATGTTGAAGGATGCAGAACCTATGGACCTTGGTCCGGTAGACCTATGGGCTATGGCTCAGAAGGTGGAAATGCCCCTTTACCAAATGTCTAGCTTTGGTGGTAAGAATGTAATCATGGTGGATAACCACCGTGGAGAATATAGATGGCAGACTCCTGTATCTATTGATCTTCCATACATTGTTGAGGACATTGAACCTCAAGCAGCTTACAGAGGTACTGATGGATCTACTTTCCGTATCAAAATTAACAGACGTGAATTTGGACATGGTGATATCATCACTTATGACAAATATAACGGAGTTGAGATGTACATCACTGATGAGGATATCCTTCCTGTAGGTGACGGTTTCATCTATACTGTACAGTTGGTAAACAATGATAACTACAAGTACCTAGATGCAAAATATCTTACTAATGGTACTAAAATCTTCCGTAAGGGTTCTGCCCGTGGAGAGTATGGTGAAAGATTCTCTGATATCACTACAAGAACTGGTTTCCGTGAATTCTACAACTTTGTAGGAGGAGCAGAAGCTCACGTACATTATTCTATCTCATCTCGTGCAGACTTGATGATCAAAGGTGGTATGAATGCAGATGGTACAGTTCCTGTAACTGAGATTTGGAGAACTTTTGACAAAAGTGTAGACCCAGCTATTTCTTCATTAGAAGATATGGTTAAAGTAATGGGTAAAGACAAAGTTAAAAGAGCATTTGATAACGGTGATCTTTCTAGAACTTTCTTAACTCAAATGGAAGCTGCACACTTAAGTAAAGTTGCAAGTGACATTGAGACTTACTTAATGTGGGGACAAGGAGGTAGAGTACGTCAAGATGGTCCAGATGATATTAGATTATCTGTGGGTCTTTGGAGACAGTTGGATAACTCATTCAAAAGAGTATACAACAAA